TCTGATGATGATAGGTGATGCAGGCTTCGGTTCACGACACAACGAACAGCGGTTGGTACCGCCTGACCATTGAAGAGGTTGAATGATGAAAGTTTGGATCGACCAAGACCTGTGTACCGGTGATGGGTTGTGTGCTGAGATTTGCCCGGACATCTTTGAGATGCACGACGACGGGTTGGCCTACGTCAAAGAAGTTGGATGGCCGACCATGTACGGACCTGACGGAGCAGCCAAGGGCGAGCCCGTCTACCAGATGGCTACGGGTTTGGCTGATGTCCCCGAGGAGCATTTGGATGCCGTCATTGAATCGGCAGATGAGTGTCCCGGTGAGTGCATCTATATTGAGGTAGAATAGGGGTAGAAGGAGAAGTGATGACTGTCTTAGTACATGAAACCTTTAAAGAGGGCTGGCAAGACTCGTGGAAGGGCGACATCAAGAACGCCTATGTGAGTGGCGACTCGCTACGGCTGATGTTCCGTGAGGGCAACCATTACGGATGCGCCCTCTACAAGGAGGTGCCTCCCTCCCGCCATGTGAAGGTGTCCTACATGGTTAGGGCACTCGGCAACTGGAACTCCCACAGTACGGGAAAGACACTGGGGTTCGCTGATCTACGCTACAAGAACAAGAGGGGCCAGTCCTATGGTCACGGCAACCGGCAGCCCAACCCCGACGGCTTCTCGTTCCGCACATGGTTCGGTAAGACCAAAGACGGATTCATGCCCATCGGCATGTACTTCTACCATCTGGGTCAGGGTCCAAAGTGGGGCGATTCGGTCAAGGTTGGGCAACTCAAGGTGGGCGGTACTGCTGTTCTCTTTGAGTGTGAGGCCGATTTCGATGAGGGTTTCATCCGTGCCCGACTGGACGGCGGCGACTGGGTTAGACATAACCTAGTTGTAACAGATAAAACTGCTGTTACTTGGGCATGGTTGGACGCCTACTACGGCGGACCTGCTGTCTCCCCCGACAACATGGCATGGGACATCTCCGACTACAAGTTGGAGAACCTCGGTACCGATCTTGCCGACCCCGGCATTGACTGGGACGCCATCGCCAAGATGGTTGCTGAGAAGGAAGAGGCCGCTAAGGAAACCGCAGCATCTGAGAATCCGGTACCACTAATCAAAGGGAGCATCTCTGACCGTCTTCGTGCGTTGGCTGATGAGTTAGAGGGCACCTGATACACTGTAATAGTCCTACAAACCGTTCCAACGAAAGGGCACTACGTGGACGTAGACAACATTCAACTCAACCCCCAGACGGTCATCAACGAACTTCAGTCACGGCTGAATGCTTTGCAGGGCGAGAACGTCGTGCTGGCGTCGATGGTCACTGAACTTCGGTCCATTCTGACGGGATTACAGGACGAGGAGTCTACCGAGGATGCCGAGGAATAAGGGTTTAGGTCCCAACTGGAAGGGCTTTGACAGTTACCTGACTGACGATTTCAAGTCATCAGTTTCTACGTCTGGGCCTCTTGATCCGCAACACTTCGATGCTCGTGACGAGCCCACGACAGCCGACAGACAGCAGGCAGGATCTGCTACCTACTCGTTCTCCATTGAGCGGGAGAAGGAGCGACAGGAACTCGGCCCTGAAGAAGAGCAACCAACTGGGTTTATCGCACCACAGGTAAACGGGGTTGACTTCAACAGTACCCGTGTAGCGTGGTATCGCTACGTGCCCAACGACCCCAACGATATGACTGACGCTGGGCTGGGCACTATCTTCATGCGCTTTATCAAGCGCGGGGACCAGTACCGTTATGACAGCATACCCTTCGCTGTGTACGCATCCATGACCGGACAAGGGGTGTCTAGGGGGAAGTTTGTTAACAGTACCTTGAACCATTACCCGTACACCAAGGTAGGTAGTAACGATGAGGCTGGTGTGTTCTTTAACTGATGTACTGGTTTAGTATGGCAGCCCTGTTCTGCGCTGGGATCGTAGCGCTGTTGGGGTGGTATGAACTTAAGAAGTAGGGTCATAGGGTACTCCCCTCTGGCTCTGGGGGTCTTGTTACTCCCTGCACTTCCTTTTATGCGAGGGTGGTGGTTACTCGGCACGGGTGTGGCTGGTATGCTCTGTTGGTGGCTAGTACTGAGAAACACACTGGACTTAGTACAAGGGGTGGGGCCTGTGTACTGGTTGACACGCCAGACGGACGTAAAGAAGATCGGGATACAGAGTTCCTTTATGAGGGAAACCGACTACCCGTGGAGGAATGGTCGTGGGATTCAGGCTGTGGTCCCGTATCGGACCTTTCAGGTCGGGGTCTGCAAACCCTCTGAGCACTACACAAAGGAAGAGGGCCTACTCCACTCGTTGGTGGGTAGGAGACTTTCCAGTAAACCAAAGGAGATTAGAGAGTGGCACTGAAGTTTTGGGGTGACAGTAAGACCCATGCCGTTGCTACCTTTGATCGTCCTTCTCGTGTTACCCAGATGAGCACGTCGGATCTGAGGGACTGGATGGACCTAGAGATCATGCACCTTGGTGAGGCGTTTGATAGGTGGCGTCACCACGGATATGGTGGTGACGACGTTACCGCCCGAGTAGAGATGCTTGCCGCTATGTGGGATGAACTAGCGGAGCGTGACGAATGAGTGTCGCTACCGAAACTGAGGAACAGGCGGGCTTTGATGACATTCCCGAGTTGGACATTGATGTCGAACTGGATGAAGCATCCAATGAGTTTGTCTCTGAGTTGGTTAAGAAGTTAGTACTGTTCACAGAGGAGTTCTGTGGTGTAGAGTTCTTCCCTTATCAGATTCCCATAGCCTACAGGTTCATTGAGTCTGTTGTTGTCGGAGACGGTGAAGAACTGACCCTCATAGCCACCCGCCAGAGTGGTAAGTCAGAGGTGTTGTCCAACGTCATTGCCTCCATGATGGTTATTCTTCCCAAACTGTCCAAGATTTATCCTGTGTGGCTGTCTAAGTTCAGCAGAGGGTTCTGGTGCGGGGTGTTTGCTCCTACTGAAGATCAGGCTGACACCGTGTTTAGTCGTATTGTTTCCCGGCTAACCAGTGATCACGCCTTGGAGTTCCTGCTTGACCCGGAGATTGACGACAAGGCTTCGTCAGGTGGAGCACGAGGTAAGGGTAAGATTGTCTCGCTGAAGAACTCCGGGTCACTCTGTCGGATGCAGACTTGTAACCCCAAGGCCAAGATTGAGTCGAAGACGTACCACTTCGCTGTTGTGGATGAGGCGCAGGGAGCCGACGAGTTTGTGATTGCCAAGTCCATCAAGCCCATGTTGGCGTTCAACAATGGCACCATTGCTCTAACTGGTACTGCTACTCGTAACAAGTCGTACTTCTACAAGATGATTCAGTTTAATAAACGTCGGGACATCAACAAGAAGCGCGGGCAGCGCACGTCTCACTTTGAGTATGACTGGACCGTAGCGGCTAAGTACAACGAGAACTACGGCAAGTTCATTAGAAAGGAGAAGGTGCGTATTGGGGAGGACTCAGACGAGTTTCGCATGTCCTACCTCAACCACTGGATGCTTGAGAAGGGGATGTTCGTCACTGAGGAGCGTCTGGACCGTCTGTATGACACCTCCATGCAACTGGTGCCAGAGTGGTGGCGTACTCCCATTGTCATTGGCATCGACGTGGCTAGGTCTAACGATTCCACAGTCGCCACGGCTGTGTGGGTTGACTGGGATCACCCCGATGGTTTGGGGTTCTTTGAGCATCGGGTCCTGAACTGGCTGGAAATACATGACACGGACTGGGAGTCTCAGTACTTCAAACTCGTGGACTTCGTGCGTAACTATGACGTTCTGCGTGTCGGGATTGACGCCCAAGGCGTGGGGGGAGCCGTGTCCGAGCGTCTGGCCCTGTTGCTGCCAGACATTGAGGTGCTTGGTCTCTCCTCCGATGCAAAGGCCCAGAACGAGCGCTGGGTACACTTAACTGAGTTGATTCAGCGTGACCAACTGGTCATTCCGGGGCACTCAAAGGCTAAGAGAACTCGCCGTTGGAAGAAGTTTAACCAGCAGATGGTGGACTTAGAGAGGATCAACAGAGGACCATACCTGCTTGCTGAAGCCCCTGAGGAACGGGGGGCTTTCGATGACTACCCCGACAGCCTAGCCTTGGCCTGTTGCTTGACAGTATACGATGTTATGCCAACTGTGTCCGTTGCTGAAAATCCATTCTTCGTTTAGTGGTATTATAGAGGTCAGGTACCTACCCGTATTCCCCGGAGGATTTCATGGCTAATGTAGCAAACCCAACAGTCGCTCCCGCAGCGCAGTTCCCTGAACGCGGACCCGAGGTCGGTAGCCACGGGTTTGAGCGTGTTATCGGACCCGACGTGCCAATGCAGCGTGGCCCACTTCGCTTTGAAGAGGGTGTCGCTACCGATACTGACGTGCCCAACGATTTCATGGTTGGCTCTCAGATAGACGTTTCGTCGGCCCCCGGTCGTGCTAACCACAACAACCCGGCGATGTTCTACAAGCCCGCCGAGCAGACGATGGCAGAACGTGCCCACGTCGGCTCCGCCTCATGGATTGAGGCTCCGTCGGTCCTTGGAGAGTTCGTTCAGGGTGTCGTGGCTGGTGATGGAATGCCCAAGTTTGAGCGTTCCTTCAACTCTGGCGCACACATGAACCGACCGAGCGCTGTTCGCGTCAACGACTGAACCTCTCTGACACTGGGGAGGTAGATCATGGTCTGGAGGGACAACGAGTACCCTCTGATGGCCGAGGATCTCCCCAAAAAGAGTCTTAAGAAAGCACGGGACTCCATGCGAGAGTATGGGGCGACTGTGACGGGTCGCGTAGACTCTTCGATTGCAACCGCAGCGGCGGCTAAACTAAAGACTAGCAGTACGCCCGGTACAAGGCTCAAGGCTGCTCGCCGGGAGATGGCCCTCAAAGACATAGCCCCGGCTGTCAAGGACATCCCGTGGTCGGTTGAGCGGATGGCTAATCGCAAGATGGACTTGATCAAGTCCGGTGCTGAACGCTCTCGGGAAGCGGGTACGACCCTACAAGGGGCTGGCTGGTACTTTGAGCACCACAGAGATGTCCGTGATGCAGCCCCCGGAACAGACATGGACGTGGCGTCTGCGGCTTCAGCAGGACTGAGTCCCTTATCTCACCCCAAAAGAGATGAGATTCCCGCCCTTAGGAGTATTCATTCTGCGTTAGGTTCTGAGCAGTTAGAATTACAGGTCAAGTCTGAGTTTGAAACAGAGACCTATGACCGAGCAGGCACTACCCCCGGACAGAGGTTAACCGTGGCTGATGGCACTACCGCCCAGTTGGCTACAACGAACATTGGGCCGAGTACCGTTCAGAATATGGGAAGGGCAATAGGAGCCCTTCGTGGTGAGGTACCTCCCGACGAAGTTAACCGTCGTGGCAAAGCAAAGTCGTACCAGTTGAGTATTAGAGATGCTCCACCTGATACGCCTGAACACTTGGATTATATGGGGGTCGCCCATCACTTGGTTCACGGTGACCCCAACCAAGGCATGTTGATGTTTGACAAGGCTGAACCGGGGGATTATCCACGAGAATCCATGATGTCACCTGACAGAACTACTGCTGAAGATACGTGGATGCAAGGCATTAGCACTGGTCAGCGCATGGCATATACGGGTAAGCAAGGAAGGCTGCGTTCGCCCGCCAAGAGAATAGTGGACAAGAACTCCCCTATGGACCCTTCAAAACTGAGCAAGGGAAAACTAGGTATTACTAAGAAGGACATTGGTACGGTGGGGAACATTATTGAGGATGATGTGATCCATGCCGTTCAGAACATGGCTACCAGACGTGCCGCCGCCAAGATGGGGCCTATTTCGTTCAACCAGTTTGGAGAGAACATCGCTATGCCAGCGGTGATGGCTCAGGAAGTGTCTTGGAATGAGGCCCGAGAACAGGCTGGTGAGAGATGACCGAAGCATGGGGACTCGTCGTGGCGGCACTGGTCACCGGCACATTCGGGGTACTGGGAGTCCTGCTACGTAGCCTCCGCAGTGAGAACCGCCGGGACCACGCTGTGGTAGCCAACAAACTTACCGGCCTCGCCCGTGCTCTTGAGTTGATCAAGGGCTCTGTGGACCACAATGGTGAGATCCTGAACGACCACTTGGAGTGGCACAAGGAACCTACCAAGCCCCCTAAAAAGAAGAAGACACCTGCCAAGAAGTGAAGTGCTCACCTGAAGGTGTTGTGTCGTGTAACATGAGTAGTAGCAGAAGGAGTACTTGCTTTGATGGACGCTCAGACCGTAAC